GAAGTGTATTTAGAAAAAGAATATGGTGGTACATTCATAGGTGGAATGCCTGCTGTATACCTAAAAGGATTGGGAGAAGGATATGCGTGGACTGAAGATGAGGAAATCATCGGCAACATCTACGAAAACCCAGAGCTTTTGGAGGATAAACAATGACAGACAACATAAACAACCCAAGCCACTACCAAGGTCGGTATGGTATGAAATCCATCGATACTTTAAGGAACTTCATGACAGACGAACAGTTGAAAGGTTTTTTATGGGGAACAGTTTGAAGTACATACTACGACACCAAAAGAAAAACGGCCTTGAAGACCTGAAGAAAGCACGCAAGAACCTTGATTGGCTGATTGAGGAGATGGAGAAAGAAGGAAGGTAACGAAACATCAAAGAGTTATTTTTGGATTTACTGGATTGTCGAGAAGTGATTGATATTCCGATTAGTAAAGAACTTGGTATTGCTGAACAAACAGTTAGATTTTATGGAACGAAGACAAGTAGGAATAGATATCCGATTTTGGGATTGAGATCCAAGAAAGGAAATAAAAGTCAATGAACAAAAGAATTAAGAAGAAGATAGCTAAACGGCAGATACAAGAAAAGCAAGAAGAATTATACAAACAACTACAGAAATTAAGTCCGGAAGAAATTGAAGCTATAACTAAAATGATTAACCAGTCAGTTTCTAATATTCGCAAGGCTCTCTCTCAGATACTTGATAACTTGTTTACATTTTTTAAAAACTTGGAGGTGGAAATTGAAAAAATTGAGCGACGAAGAACTCAAAACGTTAGACAGAGAACTTTTCAAATTTCAAAACATTCAACGCACAATAGACTTAAGAAGGCTAGAATTAGAAACTAGAAACCCAGATGCTCAAAGTGGGCCTACTGTAGGAATAAGCAAACCTACCGAAACTATCGCAATCAGAATCGCGGATGATCCGACTTTAAAATTTCTTGAAGGATTTAAAGGTATTATTAACAAACTCTTAAGCAATCTAGTCGAGGAGGACAAAGAAATCTTCAATCTGCGCTGGAGATATCCTCAACTGAGATGGGAAGAAATAGCAAAACAGAAATTCATGAGCAAAGCTACAATCTATCGACGTAGAAGGATTATCTTAGAACAGTACGCTATAATGAAAGGTGAGTTGTAAATAAGATTGAGACAAAAGACATCTTGAAGTCTCACAAAAAAAGGGCTATTATGATAGCATGAACTTCTGAAAACAAAAACACAAATCACATGTTGGAGTCATCCTATTTTTTCCATAAAAGTTGTTTAACAGAGGAACATCATGAGTCAGCAACCAGCTGGCTTTTTGTTTTGTAGAAAGGAGGCAGTTATGGAATTTGTATCACCGATAAAAGATAGTGACGACATTCAGGCAATGAAAGATTATCTCAGAGAGTGGAATGAGATGTATTATATGCTATTCATTACAGGCCTGAATACTGGCTTGCGAGTCGGAGATATACTTACATTGAAAGTTAAAGATGTTCAAGGTTGGCACATCAAACTGAGAGAACGGAAGACTGGCAAGCAGATAACAAGACGGATGACAAAAGAGCTCAAGAAAGAAATGAGGAGATATGTCGAGGACAAACCATTTCATCATTTTCTATTCAAGAGTAGGCAAGGGAAAAATAAAGCAATCACTCGTGAGAGAGCCTATCAAATTATTCACGAGGCTGCTGAAGAACTTGGCATTGATAATGTTGGAACACATACAATGCGAAAAACATTTGGCTACAAATATTACAACAAGACAAAGGACGTAGGAACATTACAGAAAATGTTCAATCACTCATCACCTGCAATCACCCTGAGATACATAGGGATAGAGCAAGCAGAGCTTGATGACGCACTACGGAACTTTGTCATTTAATTTTTTAGATACTACTTTCACATAATGAGTTGAGCATAAACTGAAAAAACGAAACGCTTTAAAACCTATGATTAGTAAGGGTTTGAGATTTAGAGTGAGTTTAACAAAATATAAGATATGTGAAAGTGATGGGTAAAATTGGTATAGTTACAGGAGGTAGAAAATGATAAAAGAATACCGTGATGATTTTCTTGGAGAAAAGGCATTCGAGAAATTAAATAAAGATATTGATGCGAATCCTGGCATTGGCTTTGAAATTGTTGGATATACTCAAACAGCATTTGTAAATAGAATGCACATACCGCTAACAGCCATACTAGTAAAATGGGGTAATTTTTTTAAAGAATCAGAATGAGACAAAAGACGTCTTGAAGTCTCACAAAAAAAGGTTTATTATGGTAGCATAGATTTCTTGTATGAGGAGGGGATAGGTCAAAGGCCTGTCCCTTTTAGCGTTGAGAAAGGAGGTTTGAGATGTATAACAAACCTGTCAGACCATCCTTGAAATCTAAGAAGTGGGAGAAGTTCCGTGATAGGATAATGCGTAAGCATGATTATCTTTGCCAAGAAAGTTTGCGTTACGGAATTTCTGTTCAAGCAGAAATGGTTCACCATATCTTTCCTGTATCTGAATATCCTGAACTTGAATTCGTTGAATGGAATTGTTTGCCGTTGACGAATAAAAAACACAATACGTTTCACGATAGAGTGAACGATAGAGTAATCAATCAAGGATTGTATTGGCAGAAAAAAAGAAAAAAAGAATTTTTAAATTTTTTCAAAAATGAAAAATGAAAATTTTTAGTCCCCCCTCTTTTTGAAAAATCATTTCGGCCAGTAGGGTACCGGTGAAGGGAACTTTTTCCAAGTCGGGAGACTTCAAACAAAAAGGGGGTAAAAACTAAGCGATTTTGACGAAAGGAGGTAGTTTTTGGCTAAACCAATTACAGCAAAGTCGATTAAGTCAAAAGTGGTCAAGCAGATGAAAGACTTGGGCACTTATCGGAAAGAGTTCGAAATGATCATCGACATTTTCGCAGGTATGTTATACCAGTATCAGAAACTTGCTCAAGATTATGCTGATATGGGTTATCCAGTAACAGACACCTACGTCAATAAGGCTGGTGCTGAGAATGAGCGCAAAGTTCCAATCTTAACCGCGATGGAAATACTCAGGAAAGATATCTTGAGCTATTCGAATCAGCTTATGCTTAACCCAAAATCACTGGGTGAGGTGGTCGAGCAGGACAAAGGCTCACCACTAACAGAGGTTATGAAGTTCAAAAATGAACTGAAAAAGAAGCGGGTGAAAGATGGATAAAGACTTTGAAAAACGTTTTGCCGATTTTCGTCACGCTACAACCAATCTTGGAAAAGCTAAAGCCTATGTTGATTATGTCCTGAGCTATCAAGAGGAACATAACGAAGAACGGATTTTGGTTGCTGAACGCTTTTTGAGGGATTTAGAAAATCCAGCATATGAGCTTGATGAGGATATAGTGGATTTTGCTGTTCACTTCATTGAGAACTCAATTGTTCATCAGCAAGGAGATGACATGTTTGCTATGTCTATCCGTAACAAGCCTTTGATTTTGCAACCGTGGCAACATTTCACGGTTGTCAATCTCTTTGGGTTCTATCACGCTGGTACGAACGAGCGTAGGTTCAAGGAAGCCTTGATAATGCTGGCACGGAAAAACGGCAAGACCAGTTTTACTGCTGCTATTGCTCTGCTTTATCAGATTTTGGATGCCGATAGTGGTTCAAAATGTTATATCGTGGCCAACTCTGTCAAGCAAGCACTGGAAGCCTTTAATTTCATCAAGTTCAACGTGGAACGATGGAATGACAAATCTATTCGTATCAAGGACAATAACCAAGAACACTCTATCACAGCTAATTTTGGAGACGATGGGTCATTCTATATTCAGGCATTGGCCAATGATGAGAGCCGTTTGGACTCTCTCAATGGCAATGTTACGGTCATCGATGAAGCTCACACGATGAGGAATAGTAAGAAGTATGGTCTTATGAAGAAAACAATGTCAGCATACAGAAACAGTATGCTTTTTGTTATCTCAACGGCTGGTGATATTCCTACTGGATTTCTTGCTAATCGCTTGAAATACTGTCAGAAAGTGCTCAAGCAGTTGGTACAGGATGATGCTTTATTTATCTTTATTTGCAAAGCCAATCAGACAACGGATGGCGATGTTGGTGACTATCTTGATGATAATGTTTTGAAAATGGCAAATCCGTCTTGGGGTGTCACGGTGTCCATGCCTGCTTTGAGAGCTGAAGCTGAGCAAGCTATGAATGATCCACAGACAAGAAATGAGTTTTTTAACAAGACTTTGAACGTCTTTACAAACTCGATGAACGCTTACTTCAATCCTGATGAGTTCATCGCTTCAGATAGTCAATACGATTGGACCCTAGAGGAGCTGGCACGCTTGCCTATCCATTGGTATGGTGGAGCTGACTTGTCAAGGTTGCATGACTTGACCGCTGCTGCTCTTTATGGTGTTTATCATGATGGTGAAAAAGACGTTGATATTTGTATCACACACGCTTTCTTTCCTCGTGTCAATGCCCAGAAGAAAGCCAACGATGACGGGATTCCACTTTTTGGATGGCAGTCTGATGGTTGGCTAACTATGAGTAACACCCCAACTGTGCTCTATGATGATATTGTTAAATGGTTCATCAAGATGAGAGAAAAAGGGTTCAAGATTGCTGCTGTCGGAATGGATAGGAAGTTTGGCCGTGAGTTCCTGACGAAGATGAAACAAGCTCGGTTCAAGATGATTGACCAACCTCAGCTTTTTTATCTGAAATCAGAGGGATTCAGACGGATTGAGTTTAAAGTTAAGAATAAAGAATTTTACTATCTTCATTCGGATGCTTACGAATACTGTGTGAGCAATGTTAGAGCAATTGAAAAGGTGGACGATGCTGTGCAATATGAGAAATTAGATGGCGATGGTGGTACTGCAAGAATTGACTTGTTCGATGCCAGCGTTTTTGCTTGCGTTCAGGCTCTTGCTAATCTTGGCAAGAATCAGAATGTCATGAGCTTCTTTGATTAGAGAAAGGAGGTGAGGAAAGATGGGGGTTTTAGATAGGTTTTTGAAACGTGGTAAGAGTCGAAGTGGAACGAATGTTATCACTCATTCGGATTTTGGGCTTTATATTGACGGTGATAGCTATGTGCCTTTGGCTCGTAACCCTGATGTGATTGCTGCGGTCAACAAGATTGCTGACATGGTATCAAATATGACCATTCATTTGATGGAGAATACTGACAAAGGCGACATCCGAATAAAAGACGGACTGGCTCGCAAGATTGATGTAAATCCATGTGATAACATGACTCGCAAGACTTGGATTTTCAAGATTGTGCGTGACCTGTTGTTATTCGGTGACGGAAATTCGGTTCTTCATGTCGAATATGATCCTGTGAATGATTACATTTTGAACCTGAGACCATTCTCTATGAGTGAAGTCTCTTTCAAAAGTGATGATGTTGGTTATATCGTGAATTATCGTGGTATCGACTACAACCCAAGCGAAATCGTGCACTTTGTAATCAATCCAGATCCAGACAATCCATTTGTAGGGACTGGCTACAGGCTTGCTTTGAGGGATATTGTTAGGAATTTAAACCTTGCTACTCAAATCAAAAAAGGTTTTATGAGTGGCAAAAATGTTCCTAGTTTGATTGTTAAGGTTGATTCTTCGAGTGGAGAATTGGGCACACAAGAGGGACGTGACCAGGTCGCTAAGAAATATCTTAGCACTAGTCAAGCTGGTGAGCCGTGGATTATTCCTGACGCCTTGCTAGAGGTTGAACAGGTCAAGCCATTAAGTTTGAAAGATATTGCTATCAATGAATCTGTTGAAATTGACAAGAAAACAATTGCTGGGCTTTTAGGAGTTCCAGCTTTTATTTTGGGAGTTGGTAGCTTTGACAAAGAAGAATACAACAACTTTGTCAACACAACAGTCATGAGTATTGCTACGACAATCACTCAGACCTTAACAAGAGACTTACTCGTTTCAAATAATCGGTATTTCAAACTTAATGCTCGCTCGCTTTATTCGTATGATATTACAGAATTGTCATCAGTTGCTGAACAAATGACTAAAAGTATGGCAATGCGTCGAAATGAGTGGAGGGATTGGCTTGGGATGCCGCCTGATTCTGACATGGATGAGCTCCTTGCTCTTGAAAATTATCTACCGCAAGACAGACTTGGGGACCAGAAGAAACTGAAAGGGGGTGAGGAAGAGAATGAAGAAACGGAATAGTTACCGTACCGCTCAATTCAAAACACGAGAAGAAAGTGATACTGGTGATTTGATTTTGAGTGGGTACTTTATCAAGTTTGATGAAGTAACCGAACTGTGGCCTGGTTATTTTGAAGTGATTAAGCGTGAGGGTGTTGAAAAAGCCATCAAAGAAGCGGACATCAGGGCATTATTTAACCATGATGATAGTTTAGTGCTTGGTCGGACTGGTAATGGAACGGTCATTTTGAGAGTTGATGACATCGGTCTTTACGGTGACATCATTATCAATAAAGATGATCCGCAAGCTGTTGGGGCCTATGCTCGTGTTCAGCGTGGTGATGTGATTGGATGTAGCTTTGGTTTTATTCCAATCCAAATTAACACGGAAGGGCAAGCAGATGGTTCGTACCTGGACACTATCCTAGAACTAGAAATCTTTGAAGTGAGTCCATGTACTTTCCCAGCCTATCCACAAACGGAAATTGCTGCACGGCAGAAAGATTTTGAAAGTCAACAGCGTTCCAATCGTGAAGCGCTGGATAAGCGCAAAAAAGAAATTAAGGAGAAATTTAATCTATGCACAAATCATTGATTTTAGGCGCTCGTATGCGCAACAAAGCAGACAAAGTTGTAGAGCTTGAAGAATCAATCAAAGAATTGAACAAGCGTTCTGAACTTGAAGCTAAGAAATTGGAACAAGCTGGAACTGACGAAGAAGTTTCAGCAGTTGAAAAGAACCTTGAAGACATCCAAAAAGAATCGGATGAAAAGGAAGCAGAAAAAGAACAACTTGAAAAAGAAATCGAAGATTTGAAAAATCAAGTTGAAGAACTAAATCGTAAAGCACCGACTTACCCAAGTCAAGAAAAACGTGGAGGACAGAAATTGGAACAACGTGACGCAATCGCTAAATACATTCGTACTGGTCAAACTCGTGACATTGTAGGCTTGAAAACTACTGATTCAGGAAGCGCAGCTTTAATCCCTACTGAAGTTTTGAAACCTCATTTTGTTAATAAAACACGTAATCCACTTTTGGATCTTGTGGAACGTGTGAAAGTTAATAGTGGATCTGGTAAATATCCAGTTATCAAGAAAACGGATGGTGTAATGGTTTCAACAGATGAATTGAAATCAAATCCAGAACTCGGAAAACCAGCAATCAGCGAGATTGATTATTCAATCAAGACTTACCGTGGATATGTCCCTGTGTCACAAGAAATGATTGACGACGCAGACTATGACATCATGTCCATTGTTGAAGACGAAGTGTTCAATCAAGGTGAAAACACTGAATTGTCATTAGTTACAGCTGTCCTCAAAACAGCTACCCAAGCAGATGCGGCTGGATTTGATGGTATTAAAGATATCTACAACAAGAAGCTTAAATCAATTTATAAAGCAAGCATCGTTGTAACTAAGTCAATGTTTGCTGCGCTTGACAAGGTGAAGGACAAAGATGGGCGCTACATGCTTCAAACTGATGTGGCTTCACCTACTGGCTATTCATTTGGTGGGAAAACAATCTACAAAGTAGATGATACAGTGTTTGGAAACGAAGGAGATATGAAATTCTTCATCGGAGATGTTACTGAGTTCGTCAAAGAGTTTGACCGTTCTCAAGTATCCGTTAAATGGGTGAACAATGACATTTACGGACAATTGCTTGGGCTTTTTATCCGTTTGGATATTAAGAAAGCAGATGAAGAAGCTGGATTCTTCGGAACATATACTGATGTTGTAGCTTAAGGAGGTAGCGTATGAGCTATAAAGTAATCCGTCCTTTCAAGGACTTGGCTGATCCTGAAAATCATGACTACGCTGTTGGCGATATCTTTCCTCGTGAGAGATATGAGCCAACAGATAGCTTTACCAATGGCCTTTTGACTGGCGCTAACACTGCTGGCTCTATCTTCCTTGAGGTTTTGGGAGATGATGAACCTAAGAAACCAGCGCCTGAAACAAAAGAAGTGAAGGAAGAGTCCGCAGTTGAGCAGGAAGAAACAGTTGAGGAAACTGCTGAAGAGTCTGCTGAGGAAGTTGAGGAATAGACATGGACCAAGGTCAGCTTTTAGAGTTGCTGAAGCTTAAGTTGGGTATTTCAACTGACTTGAGAGACAAGCCGTTAAAAAAAATCATTTCAAGTGTCATCACTGAATTGACCGATAATCTCGGTATCGAGCTTGTTGGTGAGCGTGCTGACCATGAAATGTTTATCGTTGACTATGCCGCTTATCGTTATGAGGGTGGGGTGGATATGCCACGTCACCTTCAGTGGCGACTGCATAATTTACAGATAGCATCAAAGAAAGAGGTCAAGAATGTGGAATCATGAAATCACACTGATCTCTAAGGAAGTCACAGGTAAGGATAAACTACTACAACCAATCTCTGAAGATATTGAAGTTACTCTCCTATGTCGCAAAAAGAGGGTCACTCGCTCTGAATTTTATCAGGCGAATCAGGTAGGGCTTAAACCGAGCTTGGTCGTTGAGATTCGAAATTTTGAGTATGAGAATCAAGAGCTTGCGAAGTTCGAAGGCAGGCAATATCGTATCTTGAAAACCTATCCTATCGATTCTGAAATTTTAGAGTTGACTTTGTCAGAGGTGTTGAAATGAGTAATGACCTTGCTGATTTGATAGCGAAAGAGCTTGCAGCTTACTCTGATGAGGTTACTGAAGAAGTGGATAAGATTGCAGAGCAAGTGGCTGATGAGACTGTGGATGAGTTGAAAGAGACAAGTCCGAAACGGTACGGAAAGTATCGTAGAAGTTGGAAAAAGAAGAAGTTGGCCAATGGTTCTTTTGTTGTGTTCAACGCAGTTGCAAGTCTTACTCACATACTTGAAAACGGGCACCTTTCAAGAAATGGTGGTCGTGTCGCTGGTATCGTCCACATCAAGCCAGCTGAAGAAAAAGCAATTCAGAACTTTGAGAAGCGAATCAAGGAGATTGGGAAATGAAGCTATCAGACTTTGCTGCTATTTTGGAACAGGCAAACTTGCCTGTCACTTATCGAGCGTTTAAAACTGGGAACGCTCCTGACCTACCTTACCTGGTCTATTATGAATCGAGTCCAGCCATCAATGCAGCTGACAACACGGTTAATCATCAGATTAAGAGCGTGACAGTAGAGCTGGCTTTTGAGAGTAAGGATGAAGATTTGGAAGAACGTCTGGAAGAGCTGTGGGCAAACCACAAGCTCTTTTTTGAAGTTCAAGAAGAAACATTTATCGAGACTGAAAGACTCTATGTCAAGTCTTACACAGTCTATCTATACTAAGGAGGAATGACATGACTCAAGAAAATAAAGTAACCTTTGGCCTAGAAAATGTACATATCGCACCTATCAAGACACTTGCAGCAGATGGAGTTATCACTTACGGCGATGTTTTTCGTTTTCCTGGAGCAATGGAGCTGATACTTGATACTAAAGGGGAAACAACCCCTATCAAAGCAGACAACAAGGATTACCATTTCATGAATTCAAACGAAGGATATGAGGGTAAACTTAAAATCCCACACATCATTGATGAATTTGCGACAAAAATTCTTGGTGAAATCAAGGACCCTCAAACTGGTGTTATGACTGAAAAAGCAGATGCGAGCTTGACAGAGTTCGCAATGATGTTCCAGTTTGAAGGCGACAAAAACAAGACTCGCTATGTGATGTACTACTGTTTTGCTAGTCGCCCATCTCTTGGCTCAAAAACTAAGAACGGGACATCAACCAACGAACGTGAACTTAGTTTCAAAGCTAGCCCGCGTCCATTGGATACAGTTGTCAAGCGTTCTATCACATCAGCTGATGACAAGGATGCGTATGACAATTGGTTCAAGAAAGTGTATGAACCTACTGCAGTTGCAGCTTAAGGAGAAGATCTATGCGTAAAATCGTTTTGGTTGGTGATCAGGAGTATGAGTTGGGGACCAACGGCTATACTCCTATTGCTTACAAGCAACAATTTGGAAAAGATTATTTTCAAGATTTGTTCTCGATGTTGAAAAATCAATCATTCATGAATGAATTAAACAAGTTGGAAACCGACAAGGAATTGACAGCGACTAATATTGATATTTCGATGTTGTCAGATTTTGACATGACCTTTTTCAACCGTCTTTTTTGGACCTTTGCTAAATCTGCAAATCCTCACATCAAGCCTTATGAACAATTCTTCATGGAAATGGAAGTCTTTCCGATTCAGGAAGTTGGTCCTGTGTTGATGGAAATGCTGAATGCGAGCATGACGACAAAAAAGCACCAGATGAGTCAGAATCAGCTAGCGAAGAAATCTTCACAGTAGAGTCTTATCTGTCCTGCTGTAAAGAAACTGGTCTGTCTATCGATGATCTAAAGCACATCTCAATCGGAATGGCTCTGGATTATCAGACGGATTATGTGAATTTACGGAGTGAGGATAAGGGTGGCGAACGGAAAGCCACGCAAGCTGATTTTGACAGTTTTTAAAGAAAAAATGAGTGCTGAGAGAGCAATTCTGAGACCAAGTTCCTTGGTCTGACTGCATTATCAGTGGTAGAAGTTCTCTCAGCGCTTTTCTATTTTTTTGAGAAAGGAGGAAATATGGCAGGAAATATCAAAGGTATCAAAATTGAAATCGATGGCGACACGCAACCCTTGCAGAAGGCGTTAAAAGCTATTAATAAAGAGTCTGTTAATACTACAAATGAACTAAAACAAATTGATAAGGCTTTAAAGTTTGACACTGGGAACGTTATTTTACTAACCCAAAAACAAGAAGTCTTACAGAAACAAATAGGTATAACCAGAGACAAACTAGAAACTTTAAGACAAGCCCAATCTAAAGTAGATGAGGAATTTAAAAAGGGGAATATTGGTTCTGAACAGTATCGCGCTTTCCAGCGTGAAGTAGAAGTGACTCAAAATGTCCTAAAAGGATATGAGGGAAAGCTTGCTAGTGTCACTCAAGCTCTTGAAGGAAATGGTGATGCAGCCAAGAACAATCAAGCTCAACTAAAAGAATTGCAGAATGAACAAAAATTGCTTGCTAGTGAATCTGAAAAAGTAGTTAGTTCATTTAAACTGCAAGAAAGCCAGATGGGTGCCAATGCTAGCGAAGCAGACAAGTTAGCATTAGCCGAAAAAAAGATTGGCGCACAGTCTGAAATCGTCACTCGTCAAATCGAAAACCTTGAGAAGCAGTTAAGCCTAACTAAAGAACAGTATGGCGAAAACTCAGCCGAAGCTAACAAGATGGAAGCAGAGCTAAATCAAGCTAAGACCGCTTACGCTAATCTTAATCAGGAATTAGGAAAACTTGGTAGTACAGCTAAGAGCAACCAAACGCAACTGAAAGAATTGCAGAATGAGCAGAGTCAACTTGCTTCAGAGATGAGTAAGGTGACAAGTTCATTCAAACTGCAAGAAAGCGCTTTGGGTTCAAATGCTAGTGAAGCCGAGAGAAATGCTCTTGCCCAGAAAAAGATTGGTGCCCAGTCTGAGATTGTAAGTAAACAGATTTCAAATCTAGAACAGCAATTGGAAATCACTAAAAAAGAATTTGGTGAGAACTCCACACAAGCCAACAAGATGGAAGCTGAGCTAAATCAGGCTAAGACTGCTTTTAATCATCTCAATGATGAGATGAAGGGAACAAAGTCTGCTGCTGATAGCACTCAAGAAAGTTTAAGTGAAATCTCAAGAAATTTAAGAGCAGAACTACTTCAACAGTTTAGTGAGAAGTTGAGTGCTATTTCAGAAAAGCTTGTGGAAGTAGGAAAAGAAGCGTTAGAAGCAGCTGCTCAAATGCAAGCTAGTAATGCTCAATTTACTACCGTTTTCGGAGATATGGAAACCCAAGCAAGAGAAGCGTTGAATGCTATTGGTCAGGAAATGGATATTGTCCCAGAGCGTTTACAAGGGTCATTTACTCAGATGGCTTCATTTGCTAAAACTTCAGGACTAGACACTGCGCAAGCATTGGACCTGACTTCTCGTGCAACTAGGGCAGCGGCGGATGGCGCAGCTTTTTACGACAAGTCCATCGAGAGCGTATCAGAAAGCCTACAATCTTTTTTGAAGGGAAACTTTGCTAACGATGCGGCTCTTGGAATTTCTGCAACAGAAACGACCAGGAATGCCGCTGCAAATAAATTGTACGGAAAGTCATTCAAGGACTTGAGCGAAGCGCAGAAGCAATTGACCTTGCTTCAGATGGTCGAAGACGGAAATAAACTCTCAGGAGCTCTTGGACAGGCTGCAAGAGAATCAGACGGCCTAGAAAACGTGATGGGGAATCTGAAACAAGCTGGGACCAATGCATTATCTGCTATTGGTCAACCTCTTCTAGAAATGATGATTCCTGTTTTTCAAACCTTGGCAACGATTGTGAAAGGTGTGGCCGAGCTGTTCAATTCCTTGCCTGATCCAGTAAAAGATTTTGTTGTTATTTTAGGAACAGTTGTAACTGCTGTAGGGGTCATAGCCCCCATATTCTTATCATTACAAGCCCTTGCTGAATTTTTAAAAATATCTATTGGAGAAATGATAATTGCCGCATTGCCAATTATTGGAACAGCTATTGCAATTGCTGCTGCAGTTGCTGCAATTATTGTTATTGTAAAATATCTCTGGGAAACTAACGAAGGTTTTCGAGATGCGGTCACGACCGTTTGGAATGCGATACTAGCCGTTATCAATACAGTTGTTTCAGAAATCTCTGATTTCATCATGAGTATATTCGGGACGGTTGTTGCTTGGTGGACGGAGAACCAGGAACTTATTCGAGCAAGTGCTGAGACTGTCTGGAATGCTATCTATACGGTTATAAGCACAATTCTGGAAATTTTAGGTCCACTCATTCAAGCTGGTTGGGATAATATCCAACTTGTCATTACAACAGCTTGGGAAATCATTAAGACTGTTGTTGAGACTGCAATAAACGTTGTCCTTGGTATCATTCAAGCAGTTATGCAGATCATCAATGGTGATTGGTCAGGAGCTTGGGAAACTATCAAGGGAGTGTTTTCTACTGTATGGCAAGCTATTCAAAGCATTGTTCAGACTATTTTCTCAGCTATCCAGAGTTATATTTCAAATATTCTCAACGGCATTTCAGGAACTGTATCAAATATCTGGAACAGCATCAAGGACACTGTCTCAAATGTGTTAAATGCTATATCTAGTACTGTATCAAGTGTTTGGGAAGGTATCAAGAGTACCATTTCAAGTGCTATCAATGGTGCAAGGGATGCTGTTTCTTCAGCTATTGAAGCCATCAAAGGATTGTTTAACTTCAACATCAGCTGGCCACACATCCCACTACCTCACTTTTATGTGAGTGGTTCGGCCAATCCATTAGATTGGTTGACTCAAGGTGTTCCAAGTATTGGAATTGAATGGTATGCCAAAGGCGGTATCATGACAAAACCAACCATCTTTGGAATGAATGGAAATAACATGATGGTTGGCGGTGAAGCTGGTAATGAAGCAGTGTTACCACTCAATGACAAAACACTTGGTGCTATCGGTCGAGGTATTGCTCAGACAATGGGTGGAACTTCACCGACCATCAACATTACTATTACTGGTAACACCGTCAGAGAAGAAGCCGACATCAGTCGTATTGCTGATGAGGTGGCTCAGCGTATTGCTGACGAATTACAACGTAGGAGACAATTGAGAGGAGGGTTTGCATGATAAAGCATAATGAGCTTGTGATTGACGGTGTGAGGACATCGTCTTTTCCATTTAAGGTCATTGTCCATGACTCTCCTTCAATCGCTCTAGGAGAGAGCAAGACAGCTCTCTTGGAGCATGGTGGTGTCAGTGGGGCAATTGTTCAGACGAACAAGCACAGGGAATTGGTCAAGAAATCTTATACGATTTACTTAGTCAAACCGACTGAGGAGCAGATGAACCAATTTATGAGTCTGTTTATCCGTGAGAAGTTCTGGTTAGAGAGCGAGCGAGTCAAAACAACTCGTCTCTGGTGCTATAAGGTCAATGTGACTGACCTTGAAGAAGTACAACCTGGTCTTTACATGACCAAAGCGACCTTCACTTGCCATCCTACAAAATACTTCAAAGCAACTGATACTCAGAGATTGACAAGAAGAGGGACTCTGAATGTGCAAGGTTCTGCTCTTGCTTTTCCTAAAATCACAATCGTTGGTCAGAGCGCTTCTGAAACTTCGTTTACAATCGCTGGTCAGGTCATCCGTCTTGAACGACTCACTGAGTCACTTGTGATGGTCAATAATCCTGACAATCCAAGTTTTAAAACAACAACAGGGAAGCCAGTCAAATGGTCAGGGGATTTTATCACAGTTGATCCAGCGAAAGTTAAGAATGTTGGGGTTGTTTTGGGTCCAGGTATTCAATCGCTTGAAATCGAGACAGTTTGGGGGTGGGCATAATTGCTTTATCTACTTAATAAAGATGTTAGAACCGTTCGGTGGAATGGGGAACCACTTCATGAAGCGACTTCGACGATTGTGAAAGAGACCATGAATGGCGATTTCACCTTAACTGTGAAATATCCTATTTCTGACTCTGGTATTTATCAGCTCATCCAAGAAGATATGCTGATAAAGGCTCCGATTCCTGTTCTTGGTGCGCAGCTATTTCGCATCAAGAAACCTGTTGAGCACAATGACCATCTTGAAATCACAGCCTATCACATTTCAGACGATGTGATGCAACGTTCTATCACGCCAATGAGCGTGACTAGTCAGAGCTGTGGCATGGCTCTTTCTCGCATGGTTCAAAACACCAAAACTGCTTTGGGGGATTTTTCTTTCAATAGCGATATCCAGGATCGTAGGACCTTCAATACGACTGAAACAGAAACTCTGTACTCTGTATTGCTGGACGGTAAGCACAGCATTGTTGGTACATGGGAAGGCGAGCTGGTGCGTGATAACTTTGCGATGACTGTAAAGAAGAGTCGTGGTGAGAATCGTGGTGTTGTTATTACAACACATAAGAATCTGAAGGACTACCAACGAACCAAAAACAGTCAGAATGTTGTCACAAGAATCCATGCTAAATCGACTTTTAAACCTGAAGGTGCTGAAAAGGAAACGACTATCAGAGTGACCGTTGATAGTCCTCTTATTAATTCTTATCCTTACATAAACGAAAAAGAGTATGAGAATAACAACGCAAAATCCGTTGAAGAGTTGCAGAAGTGGGCACAGGCTAAGTTCTCAAATGAGGGCATTGACAAGATCTCTGACGCTATCAAGATTGAAGCTTATGAACTTGATGGGCAAGTTGTTCACATGGGTGATACGGTCAATCTCAAGAGCTGGAAACATAATGTTGATGTATTTAAGAAAGCTATTGCTTATGAGTTCGATGCCTTAAAAGAAGAATATATCTCTCTGACTTTCGATGATAAGGCAGGAGCTGGTGGTTCTAGAACATCTGGTGGCTTATCTAGCGCAGCGGATGCCATCCTTGGAGTAACAGAATCTGCACAAGAAGTTGCCCTTGAAAAGGCTCTTCAAAATGCTGACTTAGACTTTGATCATAAGGCTGGATTGCTTAGACAGGAAATTTCTGACGGCATCGAACTTGCCAAGGCCAAGGCGGAAGAAGTCAAGCAAGAACTGTCTGACACTATCAATCAGCGATTTAATAGCTTTGACAACGGGCCATTGAAAGAAACTAAGCGCAAGGCTGAGGAAGCTTTGCGAAATGCTGGCGCAAGTACCCTGCTTGCACAGGAAGCTAAGCGGATTGGGCTGGATTCTGTTGCTAGACTTGAAGCGTTTAAGTCGCAGACTACGAGCGCACAAACGGCTCTGTCAGGTGACTTGGACGCTCTGAAACAGACGGTCACAAGTGAGGTCAATCAAGCTTCAGAGTACCGCAGAACGACCACAGAGGTCCTTAGTCGCATGACTGGCCAGATGGACGGATTTGCGACGAAATCTGAAGTTAGACAAGATGTGGCTGGTCTGACAGAGACATTTGCTAAACTTAAAACTGATACGAATAATTTGATTTCTGGAGCTAAAAGTGAAATCACTCTAGCAAAAACAGAATTTCAGAAAACAGCTGATGGCCTATCTGCTAAGATGTCAGCAGTTGAGCGTTACGTTAATCAAGATGGTCAGCGACAAGAGAGCTTACAGCGTTATGCTCGAGACGAGAGCGCTCGTCAAGTCAGCGCGGTTCGTGAGCAGATATCCAGAGATTATGTTGGGAAATCGGCTTATCAAGAAGATGTGAGAGGTCTAGAACGTCGATTTAGTGCGATAAGCACCCAGACGAACAATGATATAGCTAGGAAAATCGCTCAGTACAAGCAGACAGTCGATGGACAATTTGCAAGTATTACGTCTCAAATAGCTGGTAAGGCTAATCAGACTGACTTCCAGCGTGTTAAGGAAACCAGTAAACTTTACGAGCGGATTCTGGGTAATAGTAAAAACGGAATTGCAAATACGATTGCAAGAATGGCTATGACCCATCAGCTCTTTCAGGTTGAAGTATCGAAAAACGACCATCTGAAAACCGTTCAGAGGCAGCTGGCAGGTTCCTGGTCGGTTCAAAACATCAACAGTGCAGGTGATTTGATTTCGGGCATTAATCTTGGCGCCAATGGACATAATCGGCTTTCTGGGAAATTAACCCATATAACAGGCGAGACCCTGATTGACAGAGCAGTCATCAAGTCTGCCATGGTTGATAAGCTGAAAACGGGCAATTTTGAAGCTGGTTCGGTCACGACTACGATATTAGCCGCTGAAGCGGTCACGGCCGAGAAAGTGAGATTTGATGATGCGTTTATTAGGAAAATGATTGCAAATGACGCTTTTATTGACCAACTGACATCTAAACGTATCTTCTCTACTAAGGTTGAGTCCGTCATTTCTAGTTCAACCTTCCTAGAAGCCTATCAAGGCCGAATCGGTGGATTCACTATTGGGCGTTTTGCTCAAGGAAGAGGTCGCTGGATTTCTGGTATCAACCAATTCTCAGTTGGCATGGGGAATGGTGAAGGAGGAGGCTATAATGGCGAAAATACTGCATTTTGGGCGAACTGGGGTTACAGTTGGAACTCTCCTGGTCCCAATGCTTGGTATGTAACAACATCAGGAAATATGTATTGCCGAAACGGAGCAGATTTCCACGGGAAGGTTGACTTTTCGAATTCATCGAGAGCAAACTTTTATGGGAATACTACTTTTTCTCGTTCTCCTGTGTTTTCAAATGGTATCGAACTTGGAAGTAAAGACGTCTTTGGTGATGGTTGGAATCCCAAAGGCGGAAGGAATGCGGTTGTTTGGTGGAATCAGGTCGGTAGTGGTAGCGTGAAGTATTGGATGGAACAAAAATCAGACAGACGCTTAAAAGAGAACATCACAGATACAGCTGTGAAAGCCTTGGACAAAATCAACAGATTAAGAATGGTTGCATTTGATTTCATCGAAAGTAAGAAACATGAGGAGATTGGTCTAATAGCTCAAGAGGCTGAAACCATCGTTCCAAGAATTGTCTCACGAGATCCTGAGAATCCAGATGGCTATCTACATATAGACTATACCGCTTTAGTTCCTTACTTAATCAAGGCCATTCAAGAATTAAATCAAAAAATAGAAAAAATGGAGAAAACAATAGCATGAATAACAACATGTTGACCAATATCGCACTTAAAGCAATTCAGGAGCTTGCTCTTGAAAATAGAAAACGAACACACAGATTGGAGAACTTAGAAAATGAACGCAGAACAGCTTAACCAAGCCTTACAAATGACAATTAGTGAAATGTCAACAACTTCAACAAATTCAATGATTACAAGTAATATCTTGAGTATTCAGTTGAATGAGCAAAGGGAAGAGAATCAAAGACTTCAAGCACGAGTGAATGAGCTGGAAGCTCTGCTTGATGAACAAACTAAACCAGCAGACAAAGGAGAATAGACATGGCAGAAACAATTCAAAACACAGATAACTTGCTAGACCTTACAAAAATCACAGAACCATTTGATCTTGCGAGTGCTTTGCGCTACATGAAAGAAAGTGGAGAGTTCATTCGTTGCAAGAATGTAAACGATGATTTCTATATGTATCGTGATGTTCAAAAACGTCCTGTGTTCGTAAATGGCCGTCGCCAATTCAAGGATGTTGAAACCGTTTGGGCCTTCAACCAGTGGGGGGGGGTACAATCGCAACAATCAACGTAGCCATTTTGTTGAATCAGGAATTCTATATCATGAAATTTGATGCAGAGGGCAATCCTGACTGGACGGTTCCAACGGTAGAACCTAAAGAATAGGAGGTTGTATGCAAATTGAATTTTTCAATTTTCTAAGAAGTGTCGTCCAGACTGAAGATGGTTTAGTCTTGTACGCTCTAGCACTGATTGTCTCAATGGAAATCATTGATTTTGTGACAGGGACGATTGCGGCGATTATCAATCCTGACATCGAGTACAAAAGCAAAATCGGCATTAACGGGCTCCTTCGTAAGATTTCAGGGGTTCTCTTACTGATGATCCTCATTCCGGCGTCCGTTTTGTTGCCTGAAAAGACAGGTTTTGCATTCTTGTACTCAATCTATCTCGGGTACATCGCATTTACTTTTCAATCTCTCATTGAAAATTACCGCAAATTAAAAGGAAATGTTACTCTTTTTCAGCCGATTGTAAAAGTATTTCAGCGATTACTTGAAAAAGATGATGATACGAAAAAAGGAGAATAACAAATGTAACAAATTACTGAAATCATTACTAATGGAGCAATCAGCATCCTAGTCATTTTGGCAGGGGTGGTAGTTAGGGCAGCCAAGGAATACCTCGTCAAAAAAGGTGGAGAAAAGACTATCAAGATTGTTGAAATCTTGGCTAAGAACGCAGTAAATGCCGTTGAGCAGGTCGCTTCTGAAACTGGCTATAAAGGTCAAGAAAAGCTGGAGCAGGCTCGTGCTAAAGTCCGTGCTGAGCTTACAAAATACAATATTAGCATGACTGACAAAGACTTAGACACCTTCGTAGAGTCAGCAGTGAAGCAGATGAATGACGCATGGAAAGGACGATAGGGAATGGATATCGATAGAAACAGACTACGTACAGGCTTGCCACAGGTTGGGGTGCAGCCTTATCGACAAGTACATGCTCACTCAACAGGCAACCGTAACTCAACCGCTCAAAATGAAGCTGATTACCACTATAGAAAGGACCCTGAACTAGGGTTCTTTTCACATGTTGTCGGAAACGGCCGTGTCATGCAAGTAGGACCTGTGAACAACGGAAGTTGGGATGTTGGGGGCGGTTGGAATGCTGAGAGTTACGCAGCGGTTGAACTGATTGAAAGCCATTCAACTAAAGAAGAGTTCATGATGGACTATCGCCTCTATATCGAATTGCTACGCAATCTAGCGGACGAAGCAGGCTTGCCGAAGACTCTTGATACAGACGACTTGGCAGGTATCAAGACGCATGAATACTGTACCAATAACCAACCAAACAACCACTCAGACCACGTTGACCCTTATCCATATCTTGCTAAATGGGGCATTAGCCGTGAACAGTTTAAGCATGATATTGAGAACGGCTTGAGCGCTGCAACAGGCTGGCAGAAAAATGGCACTGGCTACTGGTACGTACATTCAGACGGCTCTTATCCAAAAGATAAGTTTGAGAAAATCAACGGTACCTGGTATTATTTCGATGGCTCAGGCTATATGCTTTCAGACCGCTGGAAGAAGCACACAGACGGTAATTGGTACTACTTTGACCAATCAGGCGAAATGGCCACAGGCTGGAAGAAAATCGCTGAGAAGTGGTACTATTTTGATGTAGAAGGTGCCATGAAGACAGGCTGGGTCAAGTACAAGGACACTTGGTACTACTTAGACGCTAAAGAAGGCGCTATGGTATCAAATGCCTTTATCCAGTCAGCGGACGGAACAGGCTGGTACTACCTCAAACCAGACGGAACACTGGCAGACAAGCCAGAGTTCACAGTAGAGCCAGATGGCTTGATTACGACTAAATAAAATGTGATATAATGGTTATGAAATAACGGAGGAATTTATGAATCACGAAAAAATCGGTCAGGTTACCGATGAAGTAAAAGAAATTTTTAATATTGTTCTTGAAGCAAGTGAAATCAAGGTCAACAAAGAAGGTTTGAGAAGCCATATGTTGAAACGCTATCATAATGATGTGATCCATCATATTGAAGACTTGGAACTTATATTAAGAAATCCAGATTTCGTTGGGGTCAATCCGCGAGAGAAAGACGCTAGTTTTGAATATGTGAAAAGATTTGATGATAATGTTCTCGTTGCCATCAAGTTACATAAAAGTGGTGATTTCTTTTATGTTCCGACCATGTATCGCTTGCAAGATTTCAAGTTACAAAATCGTATTAAGTCTGGTAGATTGAGAAAACTTGACAAAAAAAGTAGATAGTGCTAGAATAATATTAACGAAAGACATTTGAGGGCAGAAAGGTTCCTGCCGCACCTTGGAAAAGGTATCTGAGATGCTGGGTACACCGACCAGCCAAGTGTCCGTTATTTCAAAGGAGGGGCTTAAATGCTCCTTTTTTGTTTAAAAATTTCAAAATAGATTACACCAACTGCAGGCTTAGGCTTGCGGTTTTTTATTTTGCAAAAACAGGCATTTTGAATGATTAGAAAGCAAAATCACAATCCTATTATTCAAAAAAGCGTTTATATGAAAAATAGGTAGGGTGGATGGCAGAGCATTATTGTCAAAAATGCCATTTTGTTAATAATAGCTCCTTTTTATTTTTTGATTATTGTCAAAAACGGTGTTTTGTTAAAAATAAAAACAGTGACCGAAATCACTGCTTTTTAAGTTCCTGGGCGTATGTTATCATGCTGATAGCGTGTTTTAGACGCATATTCATAATATCTGACACACCATTTTTATACTTGTCCACGGCCTGAATAGACATGCCACAGTTTTTGCTAATAGCATAGGCTGTGGCGTTGTCTAAAAGCCAGCGGATAGTTTCAATATCTACTGACATATATTACCTCGTAAAATACCAAATCGCAAATAGAAGTAGAACAAATCCAATAATGAATTCAACTTTTTCACGCTTGGTGGTTTTTCTAATTTTAAGATTTACTTTCATTGTTTTTCCTGTTATAATTAAGTACACCCCCTAAGGGGTGGATAGTGATTTCTCACTATCCAATTTCTAAGTGCCATTCAAAGCTGATTATAAATAAGTTTATTTTGATGACTAGCTTATTTGTTTTGACTTTGAGTGGTTTCTTTTTGAACTTAAACATTTCATGTTCCTTTCTACTAGTTTCCTTGTCTAAGGTTTCCTCCTTAACCTTATGTATCCATTATACAACTTTAGTTGCAGAAAGTCAATGGTTTTGATAAATTTTTTTCAAAAAAATAGACCTTGTCCAGAGATCGGGGAGTTGGAGGGGACACCCTCCAAGAGTGTTGATTTAATAAGATTTTATTTTACCTTTTTCATAATAATCTCCCTATAGAGTCACCGCATTCGGTGGCTTTTTTTGTGTTGGGATTCATGATATAATAATAAAATCGATAAGTAGGAAAAGAGAAAAGAGATGTATTATACGCTTGAAGAAAAAGAAGTCTTTATGAGGGAGGCTTTGAGAGAGGCTGAGATTGCTCTTGAACACGATGAAATTCCAATTGGTTGTGTGATTGTCAAAGATGGGGAAATCATTGGTCGTGGGCATAATGCGCGTGAGGAATTACAGCGAGCGGTTATGCATGCGGAAATTATGGCTATAGAGGATGCGAACTTGAGTGAGGAGAGCTGGCGCTTGCTGGATTGCATACTTTTTGTGACCATTGAACCTTGTGTCATGTGTAGTGGGGCGATTGGGCTTACCCGTATTCCAAATGTGGTCTATGGGGCTAAAAACCAGAAATTTGGCGCTGCTGGAAGTTTGTACGATATCTTGACAGATGAGCGTCTTAACCATCGTGTAGAGGTTGAAACGGGAATTTTGGAAGATGAATGCGCAGCTATTATGCAGGACTTTTTTAGAAATAGACGGAAAAAATAATTTTGCTTTTAAAATGAATAGGAATGTGATATAATAAATAGTGGAGCAACAGTTCTGCGTGAAGCGAGTCAGGGGAGGAATCCAGCAGCCCTAAGCGATTTGAATTGTGTGCTCTTTTTTTCGTGCTTTTTCCGAATAAATAAGATAGGATAATCTAGAATAAATGATAATAGAAAAGAGAAGATGATGAAAATTCGTGGTTTTGAATTGGTTTCTAGTTTTACAGATGAAAATTTATTGCCCAAGCGTGAGACAGCGCATGCGGCTGGTTACGACTTAAAGGTTGCTGTGCGTACAGTTGTTGCGCCAGGAGAGATTGTCTTGGTTCCGACAGGGGTTAAGGCTTATATGCAGCCGACTGAGGTTCTCTACCTCTATGATCGTTCTTCAAATCCTCGTAAGAAGGGCTTGGTTTTAATTAACTCAGTTGGGGTCATTGATGGGGATTATTATGGAAATCCTGGAAATGAAGGGCATATTTTTGCGCAGATGAAGAATATCACAGACCAAGAGGTTGTTCTTGAAGTTGGGGAGCGTATTGTCCAGGCTGTTTTTGCTACTTTCTTAATTGCAGATGGAGATGCGGCTGATGGCGTTCGAACTGGTGGATTTGGATCGACAGGGCACTAG